GTNGTAATACTTGTGCCTGTGTATTTAAATGATGTAATTCCTGCCTCATCACCTTTGTACTTAGTGAATTGTCCGTCAAATTGCATAATACTATCGTGTGCAATCTGAGAAGAATATTTACGCATATTATTGCCTAAGATGTCTGCACCATATTTCGTATGTAATGTTTCTCTAGCAAATTTTACTTTGGTAAGAATAGAAGCATCAGCCGAATATCTGTTTTTATCTATATAGCTGACTAATCTGTTAATAGCATTTTCATTACTACGCTGATAGACGCCATTGATTTGTCCTCGTATGTTCTTGACCATTTCATTAAAAGGTTTTCCAATCACTGCTGATTGATAAACCTCATTCGCTATCGTATCTAAGAACCTATTTGCAATATCTTGAAACCCACTAAAGGATAAATATTTTAAATCATTAATTACTTTTAAATCTGGTTTAGTTAGTGTTTTAAATCTAGCAGGAATAGGCAGGGGTCGGATTAGGTCTTGGTATTCTTTTATAATCTCATCATATTCACTAACAAGTGCATCTGCTTCTTTAAGATAATTTTCTTCAATTAATCTTTTAAGGTTAGGTCTAAGTTGAATGGCTATTTGTGTATTTAATGTTGTACCGCCAGATGTGGTCTTAGTTAAATCAGCAATAATGTCATCTTCTAATTTTTTTAATACGCCTATTAGACGTTCTTCGTGGGTGTCAATTAATCGGTTTATAGTTTCTTGTTTTGCCATTCATTAAACTTTAAAACCTTTTTTCCAAGACTGAACTGCCCAGTAAGCAGGTGATAGGTTTTTCTGACCTTTAACTTTAGCTAAGATAGGTTTAAATCTTGCCATAAAACTTCTTTGTCTAGCAGGTATAGTTTTCTTAATAGATAAATTAGGGTCGCCAAATCTAACAACCTTTACATTCCCTGTAGATTTATCTTTAACATAGACGCCAAACTTCTTTGATTTGTTTGGGGTTCTAAAAGGTTTGTTTAATTTAACTTCTCTGCCTCTGTATTTAGCCATTAGTCTTGATACCATTCTATCAAATCATCTTCAATATATTGTTGAATGATTTGTTTTTCTTTAAAGGGATTATGCCTCGCACCATAGTATTCTTTGTGTCTAAATTCTCTTTTGGTGTATCGGTTGGGTGTAATAAAGAAATCAAATTCGTCCATATAGATTTTATTCTCTAGGTTGTTGATTGCCCAATAGATAGAAACAAACCTGCGGTGGGAAATGTCATCTTCGTTTCTTGGCACATAACTTGATAATCTCTTAAATCCCATTCATAAGTATATTCTTTCATATACTCTGGATAGTGTTGCATTCTGACGCCAAAGTCCTCGCCACATAGTCTGACAATGTATTTACTGTGCTGAGATATATCTAAATTTTCTTTCTTAATACCTGCCTCTGATAAATTATTAATCCATACATCGTGTTCATCTTGATAACCTAAGTTCATTCTAAAGACGATTACATCTTTGTATTCTTTTTCTCTAACAGGTTGTTTGTTGCCAATAATGACGATTGGTTTGTCACCAATAAAATCTTGAATGTCTTGTAAGGTTCTCAATTGGTAAATCGTAAAGTATAATCTTTATAATCGGAAAATATTTCTTTCCACCATTCTTTTGGTTTAATGGTAGCGTGTGCATTTTTGCCATTCGGTAATAACTTAATTGCTTTGCCTGTATGAACAGAAATAAAATGATGCTTTGCTTTGAAACTAAAAATATCTTCTATAACATCTTTTAATCCAATTTGAGGGATATGTTCTAAGACATCAATACAGATAACTAAATCAAATGAACCTGTAGGTTTGACAGAATATCTTAAAACAGCAGGGTCGTAATTAGTCACATTCCAATCTTCTGGTTGGTGTTTTGCCTGTCCGCAACCATAATCTAAAATGCTTTCATAATTATTATCTTTAATCAGTTTGTTGATTTCATTAATATATCTTAATAGGGTATTGCCTTCCCAATAGTTATCTTTTTGATGAACTAACTTTGCTTGTTCTAAATATTCTTCATATTCGTTCATTATTTTTTCTTTTTCTTCTTCGTTTGTCTGGCTACACTTAAAGCAATAGCGACTGCTTGTTTTCTACTTCTACCTGCTTTGATTTCGGTTTTAATGTTTTTGGCGATTGACTTTTTGGAATATCCTTTGATAAGTGGCATTCATTTTTCCTTTCTTCATAATGCTTAAAACATAATAGTTCTAAATTACCATATTTAGCAGGATATCCAATACAAGCAAATTTACCACAATAACATTTCTGTTTTGTTTGACGTTCTTGAGGCGTCCAATTAATAAAAACGTGAGGTGAAACTTTAGTCGTAATCTTCAAGGAATAAAGCAAGTGAACCAGATACAGCAGTTGTTGCGTCTGCTTTTGCTCTTAATTCAATATCTGTTTTTTCTTCAACTACGAATGGNATAACAAATGTTTCAAATAGCGGAACACCAAAGGTTGATTGAAAACCTATCGTATTCCAGACATTACCATTCGTAATCTTTTTAGTCATAATCTTCGCTTCTATTTCTTTTTGCTTAGATGAACCTATAGATGCTTGAACAATATACCCTCGCTTATTAGCAGGGATTGTATAAATAGCAGATAAACTAGAACCATATTCTGGAACAACTGTTGCTACTGTTTGACTATCTACTGTGGCAGTTAATGTTCCTACATTCGCATTTCCTGTATTTGCTTGTAACATTCTAATAGTAAATACTCGGATAAATGTTTGAGCAGTAGCACCACCGCCAATAATAGCTGTTGCTGTGACTTCATTATAATCTGCATCTAACCCTGTCACTAATACTGTTCCTGTATTGTCTGATGCAGTATCAGATGAAGTTATTGCACACCCTGTAGCTGTTGAAGGATAAACAGGTAATCCACCTACACCCCAAACTGCCTCAAATGTTGTTCCAACAGCAGTGTTATATCCAAACTGTCCTATAGCAGTGAAATCTTCTACTAATCCTTTAGTGACTGATATACCTAAGTCAAAACTAGGTGCGTTATTTTGAAATTGAAATCCCATTATACCTCCTCTGTTGGTAAGTTAGTTGTAAATTGACCAATCGGTCTAGGTTTTGCATCTATCTCTGCGTCTATGTTTGCAATCTTTTCATCATCATCAACAACTGCTCTAGCAATCTGTTTATCTACTTCCTTAATGAAAGTGTCAGATATGACCCCAGATGCTTTTGCCTGTTGAAGGAATTGTAAGTCAGATGCGTAATCTCTTAAATCAAAACTATCTGGATAAATGATTTCACCATCAAATGTTGTGCCTTGCCATTTAGCATATAAATCAAATATCTGTTCTTCAGTATTCTGTAAGTAGTCTGCTTTCTCAGATAATCTTGCATTTAATAATTGAAATTCTGTTTGTAGAGCAATTCCACTGTTGACTGTTTTCTCTGTTCCTCTCACTGCTCCCATATGAGTAATTCTATCTATTGCTTGTACTTTAGTATCTATAGTTTTCATTATGCTTTCTAAAGACTGGGAACTAGGTTGAATGATGTAGGGTTTTAATTCTGGTGCTAAATCTTCTGGCATTTCTATTACTGAACCTGCACCTGCTGATGCTTCTACATTCGGTGTCTTTACTAAACTAGGGTGATTTGATAATCTGATTAATTGTTCAATTTCAGAATAATCATTGTAAATAGATTTTTGTAATTCAGCTACGTCAGATAAATCAGAGATACCAATTCCTCGCTTTGATGTTCTTTGGTTATACAAACAAACAGCAGGAATAATTCCTAATGCGTTTTCTTGTTCATCAATCTTGGTTGGTTTCTTGGTAGCATAACCAATCGTAAATTCTTCTACTTTGTAAGTGGTAATATCTTCTGGTGTCCATACTTTAACAATCGCATCTTTACCCATCATATCTTCAACCACTGTTAATGATGTTAAATAGTATCTTCCGTTTGATGCTCTTTCATATTTCCAGTTGGTGACATTCTCTGGAGTATAAACTGAGATGTAAGGTCTAATATCTTGAGATAGTTCTTCTGCTCTAGTCTTAGCATTGGAATTAGGTTTATCTACAATCAACCAACAAGTACCATAGATAGAAGCATTGACTTGTGCTTCTCTAATAACATTGTTGTACATTCTTCCGTCAAAGTCTGCGTCCATTAAGAACTGCTCTAACTGAGGGTCGCCTGTTAATGAACCAAAGTTTCTTGTAGGTGGTACTCTAAATAAGAAGGACGAATAGATTTGAACAACATTCCTACAGTGGTTATCTAACGGAGTAAATTCTGCACGTTTTAAATATTCTTCTTCAGTTTCTAAAATATATCTATGAAGGAAATATCCATTCTCATAATCTTGACCACCCAAGTAGGAACGATAATGAAAGTTCCAATCATTCATCTTCCTATCGTAGTCTGGGTGAAGTTCTACTAAAAAATCTCTACTATAATTTGCCATTAACTAAACCTTTGGGGTGCAGACGGACTAAATTCTCTACGAACTGGGAACAAATACTCAACTAAATATCCTAAAGCATCGTTCATATGGTCGTAATTATTGTCTTTATCTGGCACAGATGTTCCTTCTTTATAAATTTGTCGTTCAATGCTTTTTAACACATTTTTACAGTTATTAGCAATAAATAATGTTCTCTTACCGTTAGCATTCTTTAGTTTGGTATTACTGCATTTATTCTATCTCTAATCAAAGGGTGGTTGTTTCTTACTCGCATATTAAAACCTGCGTTCTTCAAGATAGATAAATCAGTTGTACCACCTGCTGATGTCTTACGTTGTTTACTAGCAGGGTCTGGATAAATAAAGATATGTTTACCAGAATATCTTGTTTTAATTTCTTGCACCATTTCATCAGTGTTAGAGGAATATAAAATTATTTCATCATAAATATAAATATTATTGCCTTGTATCTCTGTTACTACAGCAGACATTGGGTCAATGTTAAAGTCCATACCAATATGGATTTCAGCAGTCTTAGGTTCGTATTTGTCTATGACGTTTTCTTTCCTATCAAAGTTATAATAAATCTGTCCTGCATAGTTTACAAATGATGCCATATATTCTTGATTAAATGTTCTTTCATCTAGGTCTGCTTTCGCTTGTTCTATTTCATTAGCAGATACTTGACCGCCATCTAAAGTTGTAAATTGGAATGATGCCCAACTATCATCTTCTTTAGTAAATAGGTTATATGACCAGTTTCCATATCCTCTAGGTGTACCACAGAATAACGCACTACCATTCTTATCAGACAAGGTTGGACGAAGCACCTCATACCAAGCGTGTTCTTTAACATCAGCAAATTCGTCCATTACTAGAAAATCTAATCCTACTCCTCGTAAACTGTTTTCATTGTCTGCACCTCGTAGTGATATTGTTGAACCATTACGAAGTAATATAGATAAATCTGAATTATTAGTTTTTTTAATCCATTTATGTTTGGTCAGTTTATCTACTAATTCAAACCAGACGATGTCTTTTGCC